TACTCGAGCGACAGCAGCAGGTAGGCGTCCAGCGGCGGCTCGTTCGGGTTCAACGCCGACGCCAGCACCCGCGCCTCGCGTTGCTGCGGAAGCCCCGGCCACACCGTGACCAGCGACCCAACCGGCACATGCTCCGGCAGCGGCAGCGACACCTGCGAAGATGACACCACCTCAGTGCCCGACGCGTCACGGACAAGGGTTTGCTTGTCCAGCACTTCGGCGGCCAGCGTGCGGGAAGGGCCGAAGCCGCCACCCAGACCGCCAGCCGGGCGAGCGTCCCGCACCTGCACCGTGTGCGGGTACCAGAACGAGCAACTCACGACTCCGCCTCGGGCCACATTGCGGCCACCAGCCCAGACGTCGGGAAGCTCCCGGCCGGAGTGGCGCCGGCGCCCGGGGATGCCGCACCGAACAGCGCACGAAGCGCCGCCCGATCGTTGGCAGTGAAGGCGTCGCCCACGTCCCGGAACGAGACGCTGGTGCCATTGCGGGACTGCTGCGATACCCGCCGCGACCCCGCAGCGGGAAGCTCGGCGGCGACCCGGCGAAGGATCGCCACCGCCTGCTCACGCTGAACGGCGCCCGCCGGCAGGTCGAGATGGGGGACGACGGTTGCGGCATACGCCAGGACCACAAGGCCCGTGTCGTAGTTGTCGCTGACCTCGGATGCACCAATGATCACGTCGCCCCCTCTCGACTACTTCGCGGCAGGCTTGGCCTGCGGCTTGACTGGTTCGGCCTTCACCGTCGGTGCGGCCGGGTCGGACCCGGCCGCACCCTCGACGAACTCCGCGCCGTCCTCGATTACCGGCAGCGCGAACTCCTCGACGAGGCCAACGGCCTTCAGGTGTGCGAGGTTCTCCACTTCGGCCGGCAGGACCGCGCCGCGCTCGAAGTACCGATCCGCCCCGCCGACGACCGCCACGACGGCCCCCGCCTTCACGCGGTAGGCCATCACAGGCCAGTCCCGGTGATGCGGATGCCCGCCTTGGGGGCGGTGACGTAGGGCACCGCGACGCGACGCGCGCGAAGCAGCCACGAGTCGTTGTCGTCGCGGCCGGTCGGTCGCCACGTCTTGACCTCGATGCCGCGCTCGGTGCGGGCGTAGCCGGGGGAGCCGATGTTCTCGGTGGCGATGCCGCCCAGGTTGTCGGCGTCCACGACGAAGGGATCGCTGAACGGCGAGTACATGGACTTGACCCAGGTCAGGCCCATGTAGTCGAAGGAGCGGGCGCCGGAGAGCAGCGGGTTTCCAGCCTCACGAGGGAGGACGTTCGCGCCGATCAGCACGGACGACACCTTCGCGTAGTGGGTCGGCTTGAGAACCACCGCGTTCGGGGTGTAGCCGAGCTCCAGCTCCTCGACCTTGGCGCCGGCCATCAGCACGTTGTCGATGATGGCCGTGCCGGAGGTCCACGCGGCCCCGGTGTGGGTCTGCGTGACCTTCGAGGCCACGATCCCGGCGGTGTAGGCGTCGAAGTCGCGGATGATGGTGTTGGCGAGCCGCTGCAGCTTGCGCCGCAGTTCGTCACGCGGCGAGCGGGCGATCCGCTCGTCGGTCAGCTCGGAGTCGGCGCCGCGCTTGCGGAGCGCGACCAGCGCGGCCGCAGCCTCGGCGGCAGCGACAAGCGGGTACTCGCCGCCGGGGGCGATCTCCTCGCTCGCCGAGTCGGCGAACAGGCTCTCGTCCTCCTCGACGGCGACGGCGCCGGTACCGGTCGCGTCGGCCGAGCCGCGCAGCAGGTAGTCGGAGATGAACGACAGGTCCATGATGTCCTGCAGCTCACGGGCCACGAAGACGGGATTGGCGAGGAACTGGTGGACCTCGGCGGGGGTCAGCGCGCGGTCGCGCTGCACGTCAGGGAAGGTGCTCATGTGGGGGTTCCTCTCAGATTCGGGCGAACTCGACGATGGCGTCCGCGCCGGCGACCGTGTTCAGGGCGATGCCCAGGACGTTGCCGGTCGTCGCGGTCTGGATCTTGCCGTTCGCGGCAGCCTCGACCTTCGCGCCACGGGCGATGGCAGCGGCTGACACGGCGGTGTCGATCGGCCCGGGCAGGTGCACGACAACCTTGTCCCCGGTCTGCGCATCGTGGCCAGCGGTGCCGATGGCCTTGACGGACGCGGCGCCCGCGACGATGACGGTGCGATCGGCCGCGCCAACCTCGACGACGTTGCCGCCGGTGATGTTGCCGCCAGCCGTGAACGTCACGGCCTGACCGGGCTTGAACTTGGGCAGGTGATCAGCCATTGCGGCGCTCCTTCTTGGTGGTGATGGCGGCAGACACCTTCGCGCACAGGGCGTCGTCGGAATCTTCGATGCCGTCGGAGTGGCCGATCTCGGCCAGGGGGATGACGGGCGGCAGCGCGGCCAGGATGGGCGCCATGCCCTCCTCGTCCGCGTTGAGCTGCGCCAGCCAGTGGTCACGCCGGGCGGCGGAGATCCGGCCGCTTTTCACGGCCGCCTCCACCAGCCCCTCGCGGCGCTCGGTGTCCCGCTCGGCGCGGATCGCGGACAGCTCGGCCCCGGCGGCCTGCATGGCCTCCAGCCGGTCGGCCTCGACCAGCGTCATCCCCTCCGGGATGCTCGCCTGCGGGGTGGGTGCGGTGGCCTGCTCCACGAGCTTGTCGACGTGCGCCAGAATGGCGTCATCGTTGGCTTCGGGTGCAATCCCGAGCCGGTCGCGGAGTCCAGCCATCAGGGCGTCAGACATGGCGTCTGTCCTTTCGGTTGGGTTGCCCGGCTCGGAAGTCGCCGGGGGTTCATGGTGCGCGGCCGCAGCCAGCGCAGGGGCGGGCGCCTCAAGACGACCCGCGTAGGTGTAGCGCGACAGGTCGAACGACGCTGCCGCCGCAGAATCTGCGGAGCCGTCCCACTCGTCCGCCAGGCCCGCCAGGACGGCTTCCTCGGCCGTGTACCAGGTCTCGGCCCGCATCACGTCACGCCAGGCGCTACGGGAGCCGCCAGCGCGCTTCGCGTAGGCATCGGCGTACGAGTCGGACAGCTTGTCCAGTAGGTCCGCCGTCTCGCGCATCGTCGCCGCGTTGCCCCACGCCATGCCGGACGTGTCGTGGATCATCATCTGCGACGAGCGGTTCATCGTGATGTGGTCACCGGCCATCGCGATCAGCGACGCGGCCGACGCTGCGATGCCATCCACCGTCACCTCAACCCGGGCGCGATGCCGGCGAAGTGTGTTCATGATCGCCACGCCGTCCCAGGCGTTGCCGCCAGGAGAGTTGATGCGAAGCTGGATCCGGTCCACGTCAAGCTCGGCGAGCTGCTGCGCGAAATCCTTCGCGCTGGTGCCCCAATAGCCGATCTCGTCGTAGATGTGGACCTCGGCCACCGTCTCGGCCTGCTCGGCCGTCGGCGCCTTCGCCTCGACGCGACACCAGTCGGCGCCAGGCTCACGCGGGGGCAGCGGGATCAGGTTGCTCATTGAGCGCTCCATTCAGTGACAGTGCGACTGACCACCTCGAGGTCTCCATTGAGGCGGGCCTCGTTCTCCGCGTCGCCACGGTCACGCATGACCATGACAACCCCGGTCACGCGGTGCCGCACCGCCCATTCGACTCGGACAGGGTTCGTCATTCGCCCTCCTTGGGCTGGTGGAGGTAGCGGACGACCGCCGCACCAAGCGGCGTGCCTTCAAGCCCGTCCAGCAAGTACGGCCTCTCCTCCAGCAGCGCCCGGAGCCGTGCCCCGTCGTCGTAGGCGGTCGGGGCGCTGGTGCCGGACGGCAAGTCCTTGACGGGCAGCTTGTACCGCTGACGCAGGTACTCCTCGAGCGAGCGGTCCGTGCGGATCGCGCCACAGTCGATGAGCGCCTTGATCGCCTCAGCCGTCGCGGGCTGCTCCTCGCCGATCGTCGCGGCCACAATCTGCGGAGCCGGCTCAGCCTCGCCCCAGTTCGCATCCACCAGGTCCTCGACGACGTGCCGCTGCAGCACCCCGGCGATATGGCCAGAGGTGGCATTCAAGCTGTCGGTGAAGAAGTTGGCGAACGTCGAGCCAAGCGCCCAAGAGCCGGTCTCGGTGCCAAGGTTCAGGAAGTGCGCCAGTACCGCGCGCGCGATCTGCTCGTCGTGGTACCGGATCGGCGCGTCCGTCTCAGGCAGCCGGCCAGTCACGCCCACCAGGTCCAGGTTCGACCCGTTCGGGATCGACACCCCAGCGTTCTCACCGGCCCGAAGCGCCTTGGCCGTCTTGAGGCCCTCGTCGCGCTGCGCGGCGTGCCATGCCTCCACTTCAGCCGGGGACATCTCCACGCCCTCGGG